CAAATCTTTTATTTACTTTGTTTGTTATCTTTCTATATAATATGCTCATTATAGTGTGCAGATTTTCAATAGGTTCTTTGCAATATGTTTCAAGATCAATATATTCTCCTGTGCTTATTCCAGATAGATTTGGAACAAAACCATATTCTTCATTGTTGAACATGAATGTTTTTTTAAATTCTTCTTTTTTTGGTTCTGTGTCAATCATCTTTTTTATTATTGCCATTATTTCAAGCAAATCTTTATACGCCATTTTTTTAATTACAAAAGGACTTACGTTGCATAACAACGCTAGACTTTTAATAACCTTTGTTTTTTCTGTTCCTTTTCCCTCTTGGATTTTAACATATTTTTGATAGGTTTCAATTGTTATATCTGACCATCTATCAGGAATCGTTAATTTAATCTCTTTCATTATTAATAAATATAAAATGTTATAATTCGTTTTTTATTCTTTGTTCTGCTATTTTAAAATACTCTTTGTCTAATTCAATTCCTATAAAATCTCTGTTAGTATTGCAACAAGCAACCCCTGTTGAACCACTACCCATTGTTAAGTCAACAACTAGGTCTTTTTCGTTGCTAAATGTCTTTATTAAATCTTCTAATAATAAAACAGGTTTTTGTGTTGGATGATGTCCATCATAATCTTTTTTGTGTTTTAATATATTGCTTTTGTATTTATTGCCTTCCCATAAATTGAAAGTAGATCCAAATTTCTTTTTAAATTGGTTGTCTATTTCTTTGAGTTCTGCAAAATCTTTAAAACCATCCATATTGTTTATTTCAAAAACTTCAATTAACTCTAAGTAGGTTTTTTTAGTGCATAAACCATATTGTGTGCTCTCAATATAAAAAGTATGTTCAGCCCTTCTATGGCTTAATTTGGTGTTAATCTGCTTTAAATTTAAGCCTATAAAATGCATAACAATTTTAAAGTAAGGTCTTAGTGGGTGTAATGCTTCTGTATCATGCGTTTTACTAAAAACCAAAACATCCTCATAATAACTAACAGGTGCTTTGTTTACACCTAAACCATTTGCAAAATTATCTTTTTCCCACACCATGCGATAACTAAACGGGATATTTGGTATTGCTTCTATTATTAGTTTAGTTGTGTAAGGCTCTTGACTAAATAAAACCATTTTGCCGTTCTTTCTTAAAATACGATTTGCAATTTCATAAACTTTTTTTGGCTCTATTGCTAAATCCCAACCATTAATGCCAAGTTTTCTGCCTCCGTCAGTATTCATATTTCCATAAGGTAAATCAGTTAATATCAAATCAACGCTTCCACTTTTTATTTTTTCGCTTTCAATTAAGCAATCTCCGTTGTATAATTTCATGATATATAGTATTTCCCAGAATAAGAAACCATCAGCTTGTTTAAAGCAACATATCTAACAGAATCTATTGCATGATTAAAAGAATCTATTGGTTTGTTTGTTATTTCGTTATTCTTGTTTTTAATCCATTTATAGTTCCTAAATTCCTTTATTGCGTTAACGCTTCTTTTGGTTATATTTAGCTTGTGCCTTTTTAAAACATCAATACCAATACGCACAGAATCAGCACCTTTTTTTGTTGGTTTTATATTAATGCCACCCATTCTGAAAATTTCTTCTATTGATTTAGGTTCTGCACTATCTGCGAAAATCTCAATGCTTCTATCAATTCCTAGCTGTTTGATCTTGTGTGCAATATCTTGGTTTGTCAAACCTCTTTCATAAATCAATTCATCAATGTATAAATTAAGGTCATGCTTATATACTTTAATTAATGATGTTGGATCAGCAGTAAAGCCAAAATCTAATCCAAGTGCTATTTCAGAAGCATTATCTGGAATGTTATCAATTATATTAAATACAGGGAAAATGGTTTCCGTCGCTACCCCACGCTGACCTTCACCAAAAACCCTGTATAAATTCTCATCAACATCTTTTAGTCTTTCAATTTCTCTTATTGTTGCTTCTGCTAAAAATGGATTGTCTTTATATGTAGAGATATAAAAATCAACATCATCTCTGTCAGAATCTATTATTTGTGTGTATAACCAATGATATTGTTCTGATGGGTTAAAATCAATTATAATCTTAAATGTTGTTCTTAATGCTAATTGTGTGTATTCTTCAAATCCAAATTCATTGCATTCATTTAAAAATAAAATATCACGTTTACGCCCTCTAACCCTTGCAGGTTGGTCAACGCTTATAAATTCAAAGTAATTGCCGTAAAGCGTGTATAAACTGCTTGATTTGTTGTGTAAGCGTTCATCATAAAGATTTTCGTTTTTAAGAATGTCAAAGAAGTCACGCATAGCTGTTCCTCTTAATGCAGGAAATGTTTTTCTAGCTATTGTTATATATAATCCTTTGCCTTTGTTTTTATAAGCAAATTCAATCAATGCTAATAATATAGAATATGTTTTTCCTGATCTTGTCCCGCCCTGCAAAACGCATATCCTTTTTTTAGATTGTTTTACATCATAATATGGTTTAGCTTGTTTCTTCATCATCATTGATCCAAGAAGGTGGTGAAGCACTAACATTAACATTCTGATCTGGCAATCCTTCAATCCTGTCAAGTATTTCTTTTATTGCTTTTAACTTTTCGTTATTATTACTGTCTTTATGGAATGCTATTTGTATTAACATCTTTGCAATTGGTGATCCAAATTCACCAACACCCCCCATGTTTGTGTCCTGAACAGATAATAATTCTTTTAATACTGTTGCAACATTTCTCCTACCTTTTGGTCGACCATTCTTTTTTGGTTGATTAGTAGAACTGAATCTTGTTGCTTCATTTGGAAATTTATTCATTGTGTCCGTTTTTATTCCGTTATTTTATTTGCCTTTTGTCCTGTAAATTGTTCCCATCTTTCTATAATTACATCACAGTATTTAGTGTCTAATTCCATTCCATAACATATTCTATTTATTTTTTCACAAGCTATTAATGTTGTTCCACTTCCTAAATATGTGTCTAATATATATTTAGGTTTTTTTTTGCTATGTCTGTCAGCGTATTCAATACACCAATTTATTATGTCTACAGGTTTTTGGGTAGGATGTTTTTTATTTTCTTTATTTGATTTTGCTCTTGAATACTCTTTAATCCTTAAAGCATTATTAAAAGATGTCCACGCCACTTCTCCATCTGCTAAACTAAAACCTCTTTGTCCTTTATCCCATATTAACCAACCCATTGATGGTTTTAAAATATCCGTAAAATAATTACCACCCCATATAATTTGATTGTCTGTCATATTAATTAATCTAACAAAAATATGTGCTTCGGGTTTTTTTTTATCCCATTCTTTTTTATCCCATTGTGTCCACCCATTTTCTTTTTTTCCTGCGTGGTTTTCTGCCCCTATTCCATAAGGTGGGTCTGTCAATAATAGGTCTGCTTTCTGTCCATTCATTAATTTAGCTACATCACTTTCTTTTGTGCTATCTCCACACATCAATCTGTGATTACCTAATTCCCATACATTACCAAGTTTTACTCTGCTTTCTTTTACTTCTGGTATGTGGTCATCTTCTGTATTGCCTTCAACTATTTTATCTATATTAAGTCCTAACTCTATTTCTTTAAAACCCCAATCTTTTAGTTCTTCTATTTCAAAATTACTTAGCAAATCCATATCCCATTCACCACCACTTTTATTAAGTCTTATATTTAATTCTCTTTCATCTTCTTTTGATAAATCTAATACAACACAATCAATATCTATGTGTTTTAGTTCTTTGCATATCTTTAATCGTTGATGACCACCAATAACTGTATTATCTTTATTAATAATAATTGGATCAACTAATGAAAACTTTTTAATTGATTCTTTTAGATCTTTATATTGTTTGGTGCTAATTTGTCTTGGGTTATATTCAGCAGGTTTTAAATCTGAAATTAATCTATTTTCTATTTTCATAATATTTTAGTCTTTTATTTACTTCTATTAAGCTATAAACTTGAACGCATACATTTTCCAGGTGCTTGATCCTAACATACATATTAAAACTTTTGTCACTTTCTGCGTTTATATGACAATCCCTGCACAATCCAACAAGATTTTCAATATAATCGTTTGTGATCTTGTTCCTTGTTCTGCGTTGCAAGTGATGAATGTCCACAGCCATTGATTCGCACATTTCACAAGGAATAAAATCTTGTTCTTCATAATTAAAGAACTGCATGTAAATCTTAGTGTGTTTCTGCAACTTTATTTTTTCTTTTCATTAGTTCTAAATCATCTTTTAATGATGAAACAATAAATTTTCCATTGCAAAAATGACAGCCCTTTGTTTTGTCAATTAGGCTCATTCTAACACACCTGCAGCAAAATCTAAACATCTGCCCCATGATCCTCTATTTTACAACTGTTAACATATACCTTAGCTAATTTGGCTAATGTCTGTTGAACACAAGAACCACAGCTAGATGTTTTTTTATTTGCGTTAAATACTTTGTTGTATAATTTAACCATAATAGCTTGATCTTTTCCGCTTATTCTTTCGCCCTTTATTCTAGGCAATACAGATTCATAAATAGATATTTCATCAGGTGTGAATTGTCTGGAATATGGAAACATTTTATTCAATGCTTTTTTTCTTTCTTCACAGCCACAGTCATCACCAAGCACTTTTTTTGCCACCTTATCAATGCCTGTTTTTTTTAATACCTTTTCTATTGAATCACCTAAACCTTTACTTTTTTGTTTCATTTTTTAAAGAATTTAATAGTTTATCTTTCACTTTTTCATCTTCTATCATGTCAAGCAATCTGTGTATTGCATATGTTACAGCTTCATTAATTTTTAAATCAAAACCTGCTTTTGTTCCTAATACATGAACCAATCC